GACATGTTGTATATAGGATCTCCGATGGAGTGGGAACTCCATAAGGAGATTGGCAAGCGGATAGGTTTGGAGATGTCGCCTGGAAAGGCCTACATCCACCCACGTTATGCAAACGTGAATTCGACTTCCCTTAATCTCGATCTGAGACAGGAGAATGCGGTACCTGTTCGTATTAGATTCCTTAATGTCGGCCTTATGGTTGGCCGACACAAGGTACTCGGGAAAGTGGGCTCGGACGATGGTCCGACTACCCACCCCCTGGTTTCCGTTATTGACGAAGTTGTTGCCGGGAGCCTTCCCGGAAAACAAGCCGAAATCTTCAAAAGGTACATTGCGATGCACCGTCTGGAGATTCGAAATGAGTGCAGAGGTCGAAACCTCTTCCTCTCACCCCTTCTTGGGGGTATGGGGGTTCAGCCGATACGACATATTAAAACTATGATAACGCCACGGCAAGCACTCTTCGCCTATAGAATTCTTAGACAGAACCCTCTGCTTCAGAGGGTTCAGTTCCCGATGCCTCGTGGGACCCTCGTTAGGGTTGTTCCACGATCGGTTCTAGATCCGATCCACTTGGCTGTGGATATTGAAGATGAGGACGACTTTACTAGGTCGAGGCTCACCGGACCTTATGATACCGAATTTCTCTCATGGCCTCTTTGGGAGAATTATGTCACTTTTGAAGAACCTTCCTACCCGATCTGGGAGGAGGGGGATTTCCGCCAGTACTTCGACGAAGTACAAATCGATGATCCTTTCCGACATGCCTAGCTCAGGCATCTTAAACGAGCATGTCAGGGTAACCAATCCCTAGTGGGTTTAACCAGCTGGAAATGAGTTCCTGTGCCCAAAACGTTCTTAGATAACCTGTCTGACAAACAGGATCCTTCCCCAAGGCATGGGGTGTTATCTAAGGTAAATATTTACGTGCTAAACAGAATGCCGAGAGACTGCACGGAGCAGCCCGCCTCATGCAACGAGGATGGAATCCCGAGGAAGATTAATGCCTTCCATCGAAGTGACAAGATAAGCAGAGCTTGTCAGGGAATCCTATGGGTCTGGTTAAATGAACAGTCCTTTCCTTGTCTTGAAAGGAACCATCTAATTTTGACAATAATGCCAGTTTCTAAGAAACAAACCAAAAATCCAAAATCCTCTCGTAAGACTCGCGCACCTCGTGCTCGAGTTCCGATTACGATCTGTGATCCTTACGAACCTTTTGCGCCCGTCGCTACGGCGACGTCCCGACCTCAGGTTGGGATGCGCAGCGTCCCCCCTTCGAGGGACGCAACTGCTCGTTTCGAGGGAGTCGACTATATCGACTCTATCGATTCTTCTGCAAGTAATGCCACGATTGGGCTTTACCAGGACATTCGCGCGCTAAATGCGGCGATGTTCCCACGTTTGGCTGCTATCGCCGACGTGTTCCTCCGTTATCGACTGAGGAAACTCGTCTTCCATCTGATTGGAAAGTCTGCGTCCACGCAGGCTGGCGTTATCGGCTTTGGCTCTGTGATCGACGATCTACAGGGCTCTGTGGTTACCATTACAACCGATGAACAAGTCAAGAACACCGAAGGGTGTCTTGTCATCAAAGGTTGGGAGAATGGTTCCCACACTGTAAAAGTATCCGCTGGAGGTGTAAAATGGTACACCACCGATACCCAGGGTATTCCCGACGGGTATGGTGCAGTGTTCATTTCCGTTCCTCAGACTACCGCCGCTGGAGATCTCTCTTGGGATCTCTATGTGGAGTACGATGTCGAATTCTCAGAGAGCCTCGCTGGCTCCTCTGTGAGCGGATTGATGGAGGAGCGAAAGAAGTCGAAAGTCGACCCTATCGCCTCCACCAAGGCACAAATTGAGATTTTGGAGCAGCAGCTCAAATCTCTTCAATCAACAACCCTGACACCTCGTGTCTAGGATTTTGGTGCGCAGCCTCCCGACCGCAAGGGATGGTGGTTTCACAACCACCCGCAGGTTAGTGACTGGGGATCAAATCCACCCAGTTAATTGCAATGACCCTGGAGTCAACCAGGGCCCGGTTCTCTTCTTCACGGAAGAACCTTGTTGTCG